ATTACGGGGGTTTCGATTTCACAGAATCATTATTGATGAGTTTGCTTTGATGCCTGAAAGAATTTATAATGAGGTTATCATACCCTTCTTGAGTGTTGTTGAAAATCCAACACAAAGAGAAGATTTGCATAATGTAGAAACAGAATTAATTCGACAAGGCAAGATGCAGGAAAAAGATCGTCATATTTGGCCAAACAATAAATTGATCGCGCTGTCTTCTGCTAGTTATAAATTTGAATATATGTACAAAGCTTATGAGCAATTTGAAGAATTAATTCAGGCCGGAAGTAATAATAAATCTGATGCCCACCGAACAATTATGCAATTCAGTTATGACTGCGCTCCAAGACAATTGTATGATCAAAATTTGATTAATCAAGCAAAATCAACAATGAGTCAAAGTCAGTTTGATCGAGAATTTGGTGCGATATTCACAGATGATAGTTCTGGATATTTCAAGACTTCTAAAATGGCAGCTTGCACATTAAAAGATGGAGAAAGTCCTTGCACTGAAATTACAGGTCAACCTGGAGATAAATATATTTTAGCATTCGACCCAAGTTGGGCAGAGAGTGAAAGTAGTGACGACTTTGCGATGATGATAATAAAATTAAACGAAGAAAAGAAGACTGGCGTTGTTGTTCACAGTTACGCATTAAGTGGAGCAAATTTAAAACAACATATATTTTATTTTTATTATTTATTAAAGCATTTTAATATTGTAAGTATTATTGGAGATTATAATGGAGGTGTTCAATTTATTAATGCTGCAAATGAAAGTAGTTTATTTAAAGACAATAAAATTAATATTAAATGTATAAACACAAACTTTGACGATATAGAAAATTATCAACAAAAATTAATAGAAGGTAAGCGCGAATATAATTTAGAAAATAATACAATTTGTTATTTACGAAAACCCACTAGTCAATGGATACGGCGAGCAAACGAATTATTGCAATCAAATTTTGATCACCGAAGAATATTATTTGCATCCAGAGCTATTGATGATGAATACAACACTCAAAGAAGAAAAAAAATACCTATTGATAAAATTGAATTTATGAGAACATCTCAATCTCTAGAGAGGCAAACGAAAGAAGCTAAAATGATTGATTTTGTCGAGCATCAATTCGACATGATGAATTTAATCAAAACACAATGCTCTCTTGTTCAAATCACAACATCTTCAGCTGGGACGCAAAATTTTGATTTACCCCCGAGTTTAAAAAGACAAACTGGCCCAGAGAAGGCAAGAAAAGATAGTTACTCCGCGTTAATACTTGGAAACTGGATGGTTAAACTTTATAATGATATGATGGATTCAAAAATAGAGCCTGTGGCGACCACGTTTACTCCCATGTTTATAAACTAAGTGTATCTAAGCTAGATGTCTTTACCATATAAATATACTACAACATTTGATAATGTAATTTGTGCGTCAAGCCAAATACAAGATTCAGAAATAAGTCAAGCGTCAATAGAGTCGCTTAGATCATTAATTCCAAACGATATAGATCTTAATAGAAATATAGATTTAATTGGCGTCGCTTTTAACGCAGCTGTTGTAAATAAATTTAATAAAAACGGAGACGGAATAGATAGCGAAACCGCTGTTGCCGTAAAAGATTATTTCGTACACAAGCCAGCAAATATAGAGCATGATCGAGATCGAATTGTCGGTCACATAGTATCCGCTGGATTTTCTAAATATGGCGAAGATTCTGAATTAATTGATGATGAAGCCGCTTTAGTTGAGTATAATCCATATAATATTGCACTCGCTGCAGTAGTTTATAAAACAGCAAGTAAGGAATTTGCGGATTTAGTTATGCATTCAACAGATTCCGAAAGCGATTACTACCAAACTGTTTCTGCTAGTTGGGAAGTTGGATTTAATGATTATGTAGTTGCTGTAGGCGGCGATGATTTATTCGAGTCTAGTATAATATCTGACCCAGAAGAAATAAAAGCATACTCTCCTTACTTAAAATCTTTGGGCGGAAAAGGTCAATTGCAAGATGGTAGAAAAGTAAATAGATTAATTGTCGGGGATATATATCCTCTAGGAATTGGATTCACTTCTAACCCAGCTGCAGACGTAAAAGGTTTAATAACTCAGAGCGCAGAAACCGAAGAAATAAAACCTAGTAAAAATCAACCTATAGATAAAATTATTATTAAAAGCAAAAAAACTTCCCAATCGCAAGAAGAAAATGTACTAAACAAAGAACAACATAAAAATTTAATTATGGACACAAATCAAATTATCAATGAATTCCGAGCAGCTTTAGATGAAAAGCTTGGCAAGCAAGATTTCTCAGAAGAAACTGTCGCTAGCATCTCTAAAGTCTTTAGTGACGCAATAAAAGAAAAAAGCGAACAGTATGTTGCAGATCTCGAAAAGGCCAAGGCTGAAAAAGAAGAAGCTTCTCAAGCTCAAGCTTCTTTACAAGACAAAGTTCTTGAAGTTGAAGAGCAATTAAAATCAACCAAAGAAAAACTGCAAGCTTTAGAGCAAGAAAATAACGCTCGTGAGGCAGAGGTTAGATTTAATTCTAGAATGGAAGCTCTTAGCGAGGTTTATGAACTTGATGATGAAGATCGTCAAATCTTAGCTACCGAACTATCTGATTTAGATGAATCAGAAGAAGTCTTCTCCTCTTATCAAGAGAAGTTGTCTAAAATCTGGAAGCACAAAAACAAAGATTTTATCGCTGCAGAACAAAAAGCTTTTGAAGAAAGAGTTGCTCAAGAAGTTTCAAAACGTCTTGAGACAGTTAGCGCTGCAGAAACTTCAGAAAAAGAACAAAGTGTTGAGGTTGCTGAAGCTTCCGAAACCGAACAAGATTCTTCGGACGAAGTTGAAGATGCTCTTGAAAATATTCAAGTTGAAGATGCTGCTGTTGTAAACAACAACGAAAGCTCTTCAGAAGGAGATTCTCTTCGCGAACGTTTCGCAAAGACTTTTAAAGAATCTGTTAAAATTTCATACTAATATATAGAAGAAAAAAATTATGGCAAAAAGAATACTACCATACCGAGACTACAGTGAACACGATGTTGTAAACTTATTCGCTCTTGATGTGACTGGAAAAACTCTTTCAAGTTTTGTTTCCAATGGCACAGGCGACTTTGATGCAGGCGTTGTTGTTTCTGTAAGTGCGGGAGCTCTACCTGGTGAGGTTTCCGAATTGCGCGCAGCTACTCCAGATAATCTTCGTGATTATTTGGGTGCAAGTTTTAGTGGCGCTCATATTGGATTCAACGGATACCCCGCTAATACAGGTATGACCGTAGCTCCAGCTGATGGCTCTGGACGTGCGCTTGGAATCACTTTACGTGAAACCTTGGCGTTCGACGAAAACGGAGAAAAGATGATATCCTACAAACAAAAACTAGACGAAGCGCAAGGCGTTCTTCCAGGTCAGACAGTTCCTGTTTTGACTAAAGGACTTATTCTGTTAAGCGGTTCTGCTTTTTCAAGCGCCCCAGCTTTAGGAGATGACCTTGAGGTTTCTTCTACAGCAGGAAAGCTCGTAAAAGCTTCTTCTGGTACTGTTGTTGGTTCTGTACTCGCTATCGGAGAAGAAAGCGATAACTCAGCCAATAAAAAATATCTCTGCAAAATTAGCTTCTAACACAAGGAAATTTAAATATGAAAATTACTTTAGAAAGAACACCCGAGCAAGTCGAGCTTGTAAAAGCTATGGCTTCTAAAAACAGAGACGTTTCTTATGAAGCTCAAACAGCTTTAGCTGAATTTATTGGGCCTGTATTGGCCGAGGTAGTAAATGCAGCTCCAACTGTGAGTAACATGTTCTCATCTCTTCAGTTTAATTCTGATGAAAGCCCAAGTATTCCCTTGGATCTTTATCACGATATTACCGACGAAGATTACATTCAAGTTTGGAGTCAATCCGTTCCTGGAGGTCTTCCAACAAACCAAGTCGCTCCTTCGCAAAGCGAGCTTAAGTTCACAACTTATACTCTCGACAGCGCATTGAGTTTCGACAAGCGTTACGCTTCTCGTTCTAGGCTTGACGTTGTAAGTAAAACATTCACACGCATGGCGCAAGAAATTCTTCTTAAACAAGAAAAAACTTCTGCGACTATGATAATGACTGCTTTAGCTAATGCGTCAACAAATTCCGAACAGCATATTATTCGTTCTGCTCAAGCAGGAAGATTTCTTCTTTCTGATTTGAATAAGCTTTTCACAAAAGCTAAAAGAATTAATACTTCTTGGAATGGCGGAACTCCTGCAGAAAGACGCGGTAGAGGAATTACTGACCTACTCGTTTCTCCGGAAATCGTAGAAGAAATTCGCGGACTAGCTTACAATCCAGTTAATACAATTGGTGG